TGTGGTATGCCTTGCTTACATGTAGGACAGTCATCGTGATTGTGATAGAAGTCTAGTTCTTTTTTCTGCTCACGAATCTTTCTAGCGAATTCTGTTTTGAATGCTTCTAGTTTCTTTCGCTTGCCTTCTATGTCACCAAAACTTTCTTTTACTTGCGTGTCTAGTGTCACTTGCTTTTGTAAAGTGTCCAAGGTAGTTTGCAGATCAACAATCTCTGCTTCAATCTTTGTAACTCGCTCCTTCTTGTCACTCTCAAGCGTCTCGATGTATTGCTTCTGTACTTTCGCCTTCTCTTTAGTGACAGTGATCTCGCCTTCGATGAATCTTAGCTTCTCTTTCAAGTCATTGACTTTGCCTTTCAACACTTCTTTCATCGTAGTAAAGATTCGAATGTCCAAAATGTCTTCGATGATTTCTCTGCGAATATTAGGAGTCAACTGCATGAACGGTGTAAATGAGGCACTGCCAAGTATTACAATCTGTGTGAATGACTTGTAGTTTAGCTTGAGAATATTTTCTTCTAGATGCTTTTGATAGTCACGAACACTGGCGTTCTGATCTACCATATCGCCATCTATCTCAATCTCAAACACACCTGGATTGCTGCCTCTGCGAATCAAATATGACTTTGAACCAATAGTAAACTCAACTTCAACTAACATTGCTTTTCTGTTGATGCTGTTTACTAGCTGCGGCTTAGATATATTTCTGAAAGGCTTGTTGAATAGAGCAAAAGTAATAGCGTCCAGTAGAGTAGACTTACCAGAGCCATTGTCACCCAGAATCAAAGTGCTGCTACTTTTGTCTAATAAAACTTCTGTCCAGGCATTGCCCGTAGAGAGAAAGTTTTTCCATCTAATCTTGCTAAATTTTATCATAATCGTTCAAAAACTTTTAATAGTGTAAGAGAAATCGTGTTATGCTGCGTCTTGCGCTTCCACATAAAGCGATTGTAACAAGGACTTCAATCGTTCTTTATCGACATTGACTTCGATGCCGTCTACATAATCTTTCAGTAGTGACATAGTATCTTCTAAGTCTACGTCTTCTCCGATTGCTTCGTCTTCAAATTCAGATAAGTCTTCAATGATTTTAAGTTCAATCAGGTCGCATTGATATAGATTATCTATAAGCGCATCGAACTTAGCAAAATCTGTTTTCTTTACTACGATTACTTTTATGCAACAGCCTCTAACTGCGTCAAAATCGTAAACAAAATCACCAGTAAAAAGTCCAGTGTCGGTGTCATCATAATAAATCTTGTGAAAGAGCTTGTTTGGATTGTTGACATAATCCAATTTCTTTTCTTCTGTGTCATAGATTGCAAAGCCTCGTGGATCGTCATAGTCTGACCAGGTTATCTCGTAAGGATTACCCATGTATGTAATATTACCTTTGGTATGCCTATGATGAAAATGACCGCTAATAACCATAGGCAAATGCTTAAACATGCCAGGATCCATACCATGAGGATTAGGGGATCCACGATACATGTCATAACCAGAGAACTCAAAGTGTCCCAAGCATATGTCAGCTTTTGATTTAGAGATGATTTCAAATGACTCTTCATAGTTTTCATTACATATCCAAGGCACAAATAATACTGTGCTGTCGCCCATCTTGATTTCAGTAACCTTCTGATACAGAGCAATGTTGTTATAGTCTCTCAACAAAAGATCAGGAGAGTTTACATCGTTAGTGTTTTTGAAATAGGTATCGTGATTGCCTGGAATCATATGTAAATCGATCCCACGCCTTTCTAACTCGTCAAAGAAATATTCCTTACAACTCTTTAGAGTATTAAAGTTGATATACTTTCTTCGGTCGAATGTATCTCCCAAATCAAATACAGTTTTGATACCTTGACGATCTAGTTCTGGAAAGAATACTTCCTCATAGAACTTGCGAAAGTGATTGTCAAAGGCTATTGAGTCGCTTCTTGCACCAAAATGCAAGTCTGTTACCATTGCAAATTTCAAAGTTATGCCTCGTAAATAGCTGAGTTAGCACCGTGTTCTGCTACTTCTACTTTCACACACCAACAACGATCATCTGTCATCTTTCTTACTAAAGCATCAGCAAATGTCCAAGCATGTTCTGCAAACTTTTCTGCGCCTACACCATCAAATATACGAATTTCTGCAAGACCTTGAGACTCTAATGCAATCATAGTATTTAAGTGAGGATCTTTTCTATCTACTACAACTTTGTGGTCAAAACTATCCTCTAGCCATGCTTTCAATTCTTTGAGGCCGCCGAAGTCTACTACCCAATTCTTATTGTCTAGTTCTTTACATGCAAAAGTAAACGTAAATGCTAGACTGTAGCCATGCAGTAGGTGACAATGTGAATGGTCTGCATTAGGCTGACGAAAGACTGCTGATAGTCCGATGTTGTGACCGTAATGTTTTGTGCTGTAATGCATTATTTAATTCCCTCAAACCAAACTTTCAAACATTCATTATCAATACTTATACTTTCTTTTTCATCTGTTGTAAGTGCTTCACAAACCATATCTACACTTTCTTCAAACGAATCATAAAGATATTTAGCATCGTAAAGTTCTGGATAAACTAGACGATTAGGAACAACTGGTGTTGACTGTAAGTAAGATGCTTCTGCGATGCCGAAGCCAAAGTTTTCTTGTAAAGCATAGCTGACTGTACACTTTGATCTTCCTAGTAGTTCATAGTAAGCGTCTTTGCTCAGATTCTCTTCTTGTGTCTTAATAAACTTAGCATCAATGCCTCTTTCTTTAACTTTCTTTTCAAGTTCATCAAAGAGCCAAGGTTGCTTTTCATCACACACTCTGCCGTTGAACACTACTATATTTTCTTTTTGTAGTCCTTTAAACTTATCAAGACCAGAAAAATCGACAGGTAGACCAGAGACAATTAGTTTGTTAGGGTCAACGATACGCTTTTTGATAATGTCATTACGAATAAAATTACTCGCACAGAATACTTTGTCGCTAATATCAAACACAATATCTTCAAAGTTCTTTGCCCATCGTTCCATGTCACGAACAAAGTCTGTGTCTGTGAAACTACCTGCGTGAATGATACCTGTTATTCTAGGTTTCTTACGGCCGTAACTAAGAGAGAGAGTATGAAAATAGTTCATGTAGGCAATAGACTCAATGCCTGGGAACCAAAGGTCACTAAAGAAGAATACATCGCCATCATCAATCTGATTCTGTTCATATAATGCTGCTATTGTAGCCATCTGCATAGACTTGAATCTAGTAGTAAACGCAGCATTCAAAAACATACCTTCTGGGAGGTCAGCACTTTTTTCAGTGGGGAGTATTTTTAGATACTCTATGCCGTTATCTTCCAAGTAGTTTGTAATGTCTCTGTCCATATGAACAGTATAACGACCTTCGATATGCTCTAGGGGAACATAAATCAACTTACTCATTCTACTCTCCCGTAGTCGTCTTGTAGCCTAACAATATCATCTTCTCCAAGATAACTACCTGTTTGTATTTCTATAATTACTAAGTTTTCATCACCGTCGTTGATGAGACGATGAGGTTCTAACTTTTGAATCATGACATAAAAACCAGTCTTTATACTTGTCGAAAGATCACCTACTACTATCTTGCCGCTTCCTGCAGTAACTACCCAATGCTCGTTGCGATGGTGATGATATTGTAATGACAATCTTTGTCCTGGTTCAACTACAATCCGCTTGACTTGAAATCCATCGCCGTGATTTATAGAAGTATAATTTCCCCAAGGTCTGTCAACTCTTTTATTACGCATTGCTTAGTATTGCTCCGTTCTCATCATCTTCAAAGACTTCTACTTGTACTACTCGCCCTGGATATTCTGTTTCAATATACCCAAGCACTTCTTCTGCCATCATCTCACATGACATATAGTCTGCTTGCATTGCGCCAGATTCAAACAACGCCTCAAGTTCACGCTTGAACAAAATGAATTCTACATCTCGGTCATTGTGACTAACTTCAAGGGTCACATAAAAATGAAAAATATGACGATGAGGATATTGAAGAAACTCAACACCCTTAAGGTCTTTTGCTGCTGGATATCTGTGTATGCCTTCTTTCTGAAAACTAACACGAATGTGTCTACTAGTTACTGGCATAGAACCACTCCGGTGTTTGTCGTTTAGTCCACTTAGCAAAGTCTTTCTTGTACATACGATAGTAGTTACGATAAGCCTCAACTACATTAGATAGTTTGGCATCGTCTGGCATTGCTTGTGGGATTACAGTGAGTTCACCTTCTGGAATATTCACTGGTACATTACATAGTATACTTTCTAATTTACTCTGTGTCAAGTGAATTTTACCATAGCGGTGAGTGTACTCGTGACACAAAGCAATCCATAGTTTGTACATGTATTCATAGTTTGCTCTAGTCGCCCTTGTCCATATACCGGAAGGGTGATTGATGTGTGATGCTTTGTAGACATCATTCTCAAGGACAGTATCGGCTAAACGCCACCGCTTGATGTTGCGGTTGTTGGCAGTTTTGTCCTGATACATTGTGCCGTCTAGCACACGATGAGCAGTGGACATGAGTTGAGCATACTCAATAATCATTTTTACCACATGCTTATCGCAATGCATTTGTGCCGAAACAACAGGGTCTTTATCTAGAGCAAATATGTTCATAACGAATGTTCCTTTAGTTTACCGTACCATGATAACATAGGAACTAGTGGGTGTCAAGACATAATGTTCTTAAATGTAGTCTCGAATTCTTCGTTGATGGTAGTCTCTTCGGCAAAATTTTGCTTGTGATATACCCTAGCCATTTTTCGGATGACTCGTTTGTCCAGAAATTCTTCTTCGTGCAGTTTATTCACAATCTCTTTGATGAGGTCACGTTCTGCATCCATTCGTGTCATTGAGTTAGACATTTCAACGATAGCGTTTCTTACTTTTTGTGCGTCCATAATACAATTCCTATAATAAATCAAAAACTAAGTGTAGTCTCATAAAATCCCAATTAGCATTAAGTGCTGTATGCC